GTTGCTGGAATAGACTGACCATTATTCAAAATAACTCTACCAAAATCATAGAAGTTATCTCTTTGACCATTATCTGTAGTGAATCTATTTAAAATGCTATTACCAGAACCATCACTAATAGAGTCAAAACTATAAATGTCTTGATTAGATAGAGTAAAGAATCTTAAACCAGAACCATCACTTTCAATTGCAGCAGCGGCAAAAGTATCACTAGCACCTGTTTGCAAAGTTTTTGATCTTTCAACAGATGCAGCACCTCTAGCTACAAAACCGAGAATCTCATATTGAGTATTATTGCTTAGCCCAGTATATGATACAACAGTGCCATTAGTAGTGGTTGGAGTAGTGTTTACAACAGTACCATTACTAACTTGTGTAATAATCCAAGATGTCAAATCAACACCAATTTCAGGATCAACCAATTCACCTGATGTTCTGATAATATTCAGAGTTCCAGTACCTGAAGATGTTTTGAGGAATCTTCTTTGAACAGTAAGACTTCCTACATCAACACCGTTGTCTTTCTTAGGTCTGATACGTGGTAAGTCAAAAAATACATTATTGTTATTAGCTTCTTTGATAACAGCATTATTGTTTTCAAGAACCAAGTCAGCATAATTGTTAGTATCTGCTCCAATACTAGCAACATCTCTAAAGTTTAGAGAACTATCCATTTGAATGTCAAAGATGTGATATCGGTAGTTAGCTCCATCAGGAACAACACTTCGGATTCTAGCAGTACCTAAAGTAAGACCAGTTGCGCCAGCACCTGCTTTTAAGTTCCATTGCTCAAATTCATTGACATTTGGAAGACCTTTAATCGTATCGGATACAACGTAATGACCATAAGTAGCCGAAATATTTTCATCAGTCAAAACACCACTAGTAGTCTGAGACTTATTTACATCAATAAATGTCTTTTGAGGTTTAGTAACTCTATAACCATCAACATATGCTGTAATAGGATCAACATCAAGTGTTAGTTCATCCGAATCTTTTTCAGTGAAGAAGACAATAGGATCATTAACAGTATAGTCACCAGACTCTTCTTTAGTGCGAAGAGCCATTTCATCACCAATAACGCTATAGGTATTTTCATCAATAGGTTGCTGAATAACACCATCAATAAGATTATTGGTAACAATAAAGTTTGTGTCAGAATCAACACTTGCTGAATTATCTGCTGCAAGTGTCAGAGTAATTCTATATCTATCTGCACCTGGTGCAGTTTCATTAGGAAGAACGTTTTGATTGTCGTACAGAGCTGTTGTATCTTCTACCGATACAATATCTTCTGTGACAATAAACCCAATGCTTGTTGTGGGAGTATTGGAATATTTTGAAACAATAATAGTCTGTGGTTGTGTCTGTACAAACAGACCACGAATAAAGTAAGCACCATTGCCTACAGAAGCACGACAGGCCTTACCTACTACACCAGAACCAGTAACTACTGTACCATCTGTGCCACCATTTCCACTTTCATCGCCATTTGTTAGAGCATTGCCACTAGTAAATCTAGGAGATTCTGTACCAACAACAAAATTACCAGCATCAATATAGTCTACAAGTACTGTTGGTGGATCACTGTCTTCAGCAGCAATAAAGTCAATAACTCTTGCTTTGACGCCAGTAGCAGTTTCTGTCAAAATGTCTCCGGCATACATTACAGGCGTAGGATATGATACGAGTTTTACAAACTCAATGTTAGTATCTACATTAAGACCACCAGGTACAACTACTGCACCATCTTTAAAAATGTTCTTACCAAAGCGTTCCATCTGCTTTTGAATGATGGTCTGCATTTGAGTAAGTTCTCTAGCTTGTAAAGCTCTACCCGAGTTAAATAGAATTCGTTGATAATTATCAGTTTCACTAAAATCATCCTTATAAGTGGATGAAAAAGTATTTTCATTTTTTGTTATTGCCATCTTCTATCTAACCTTTATTAGAACTGAATAGTAATTTTGATATCTTCGGTGCCTTCTGAGGTTCTTTCTACAGAGGCTCTATGCTCTACATACAACACACTACCGGAATGTGGATCCACTTCACCATCTGAGTCGGAAACATATGTACCAAATACCGTAGTATCTTGAGCAGAGTCTTTGATAGTATTACCCCCATCTAAGAATGGTAGAAAACCCGAGTTGCTATTTTGGTGATAAAGTATCGTAGCATCAGTGGTTGTTCCAGTAATTTTATTTACATATGCTTTAGCCTTCAAAGTGCCTTGAACCTGAGACATGACATCATCCACGTCCAATTGAGTAAGCCCTGAGCCATTATTTAATGTGAGAATTCTCAGTGCATTTCCTGTAGTTGCAGTAAAATCTGAGTCGGCTGAACTTCTGCTCGTAGGAATTTTTGGATTTTTGATAATACCAATTTGCCTGAAGTCTGCGCCTGTACCAGCCAAGAAATCACCTGATCCAGCCTCACCAATAATTTTAGCATTAAACATAATAGATGAAGATTTTAAATCTTGGCGTGGATCTGCACCGATTCCTTCTAGTGAAATGATTGGAGTAACACTAGCACCTGTGCCACCTCCTCCAGATAAAGTTACACTAGCGCCAGTATATCCTTGTCCGAAAGGAAAACCATTAGCAGAGTCATCAACATTTACTGCAACAACCTGACCTCCTGATACTGTAGCAACTGCTCTTGCGTTAGTGCCAGGACCACTAATTGTAACTGTAGGAGCAGAAGTATATCCAGTACCACCACCATCTACAAGATAACCAACAATTTCACCAGAATTTGCAGCATCTTGCACATCTTTTTGTGACTGTTGAATGTTACTAAGTCCGGATGTTGCTGTAATCTTCTCAACAGGAATAAAGTTTGATGTTGCAAAGTTGTTCAGTTTAATAGCAGATTCTGTAAATAGGAACTTCCAAACATAACCATCAGAAGTTTTTACTGGAGAAGTTGTCGTTCCTGTGGTATCTGGGTCAACTGTAGAAGCATGTACAGCACCAGTACTAGTGTTTCTGCCTTGTCTAAGACAGATGTAAATACGATTTGACTGGGTGAGAACATAGTATTGACCATTTTGAGTAGCATTCTGTGTATCTCTATATGGCTGATAAATTGTACCAGAAGACCAGTTATATCTTTTAGACACAAAACTAACAGAAGAGATTTTTTGAATGGACTGTAGATTGTTTCTAAAATCTCTTTCAGTGCTTACAGAATTAATAATGCTAGTGGGTGTTGTGTCTGTTATGTTCCACAAATCAGTCTTACCAAGACCAAGATAGTAGTTATTAGAATCCGCTTGAAGGTCTTCTATTAGTTTTTCTACCAAGATTTGTTTAGTGTCTGTGGTTACGATTGCTACCATTTTTTATCTCTTCTTATGTAATTGCTAAGTCTGTATCAGCAGAATCTTTAGCACCTATCAGGTGCCAGTTGGAACCCGCCCACACTGCTTGTGTAGAACCATCTTGAGAAAGTGTAAAACTTGTAAAATTGCCAAAATTTGATGGAGTTACTGTTGCAGCACCAGAGTTTATATTCAAAAAGATTTTATATTCACCAGTTGATGCGCCATCATTAAGAGTAGCTGATATAGCAGATCCTCTATTAAAAATAATAAGTGTATCAGAATCATTTACTGTTGCACTTGCATCTGTAATAGTTTGGGTGGCATAAGCAACATTGACACCATTAGTAGAAATAAAATCACCACCAAGTGTTGAGTATAACTCGTTAAAGTTATCATAGATTTTCTGTCCACCCGAACGTAAAGTGTCGCCAGTGCCATCATTGGCATTTGTTCCAATATCTAAAGTTTGCTTTGCCATTTTACCTACTTACACATTTAATTGTTTAGTTATATTTATATGCATTATTTAAGATGAGGGCAATTCTATCAATCTTGCGAGATAACTTTCATATTCTTTAACCACTTCATTTCTAAAACTTTCTATAGCAGCACCAGTCTGTCTCATGAGCTTAAGTTTCCGTTCATAATAAGACGGTCAGCTGTATCATTAATAATTGTAACCAGACCTTTTGCAACCAATGTTGTAGAGCCATTTGTTCCCAGACTGGTAGTATGACCAGCAATATAAACCCCGTTAGTCATATTAGTCCAGCTAATTGTTCTACTTGCGTTGTTAAAATTAAAGATGGTAATAATCTGACCAACTTCGCAATCACCAGCATCAATTGTAAAAGTGCTTGAGCCTGTACTCATACTAAAGTACTTACCTGAACTGTTTGCTGGCAAATCGAAAGGTGTGGTGGTAACAGCAGTTCTTTCCAGCGCCCGAACATTACCCTGCGCATCTTGAATAGTACCACTAGCTGTTACATCGACTGCTGTTACATCCCCACTAGCTGTTACATCGACTGCTGTTACATCCCCACTAGCTGTTACATCGACTGCTGTTACTGTGCCTGATACAGCAATATTACCGGTTACATTAACACCAGTGCTGTCCGTATTGAATTTTTGTGACCCATAGTGGTTAAGTTGAACTTCACCAGTTGATCCATCTGCTCTAATGTAGTTGGTAATACCACCTAATCCATCATCAGTGCTAATAGTAACATCTGCATCATTAACATAATTCTCAATTGCAATACCTCCACTAGTACCCACGTTCCGTATACGGCCATTAGTACCGTCATAGTAAATCAGAAAGTCATCAGCATTACCTAATTTAATCTGCGATTTATCTGGCATTTTGAGATCGTCGGAATCAGAGAAGGTGATATTACCACCAACAGTCAGACCGTCCGCTGTTACTGTGCCTGATACAGCAATATTACCGGTTACATTAACACCAGTAGAGGTTGTATTAAACTTTTGTGATCCATAGTGGTTAAGTTGAACTTCACCAGTAGAACCTTCTACTACGATGTAGTTGGTAATACCACCCGAACCATCATCAGTGCTAATAGTAACATCTGCATCATTAACATAATTTTCAATGATAATATTTCCATCATCCGTAGGCGCTGGTGCAGTGCCTCGTATACGGTTATTACCCCCGTCATGATAAATCTGAAGTTCAGCAGAATTGCCTAACTTAATCACTGATTTATCTGGCATGATAAGGTCATCAGAATCAGAGAAGGTAATGTTACCACCAACAGTAGTATTATCACTGCCATCAACCTTTAACCCATCGGTAGAAACCCAACCAGTTCCATCGTAACGAATAGTTGAATTAGTAACAGCAGTTTCTGGTAAAATTTCGAGTGCAGCAATAGCACTATCAAGAGCTTCAAAATTGACATTAATTTTTTGTCCAGCGGTTCTTAGATTATCGCCAGTATTATCATTGGCAACAGTTCCTACATTTAGAACATTATCGCTATTTAGAATTGATAAGGGCATTTTTAATTCCTATAAAACCAGTTAAACTTATTTATATTAAACATATGGACCAATTGCAGAATCTAATCCAGAATCATTATAGAATGGGAACAAGTCTTTATCAATAGTCTCGGTTTCACTAGAGAATCTAATACCTGGAATAAATCCGACAGTATCAAATGAACCACTATCTTCATCCAGTGTAATATCAGAGACGTTAGAGAGATTATATTCAATTTCAGTGGAGTCATCACTATCACTAAACCTTCTGGAATTCACATTAAGAATGTCACCAATTGAGATATATTGACTACTGTATGTTGAATCATTAAGGGTCGCAGTTTCTTCTTCAAAGCTTTGGTAAATGTTTATTTCACTACTAACAGCAAATCTACCTTGAGCAGAACTGTCAATTACACTAGTAGAAGAGAGACTTGTAAATTCAACTTCATCATCAGATGCAATAATAAATAGTGCAAGATCATCGTCTGTAGTGACTTCGGTAAGACCATTGATTGCACTACCATCATCCTTTAAGGATACAGTAGTGTTGAAAGAAGTTTGTGTGAACAATGCGTATCCAGCAGGGTGTAGATATGATTTATAATAATCTAACCACTGAGTAGAAGGAATGCCACTTTTTAATTGAATAGAATAGACTTGATAAAAATATGAATCTTGAATATACTTTAGAGATTCTGCTCCTATTTTACTTTCACCAACAATAAGCATATCATTTCTAGGAAGATTTTTTTCAATTTCTTGCTGAAAAAAATATCTAAAATATCTATCAACAGATATATTAGTACCTTTAGTTTTGTAAACTTCTGGAAGTTGTTTGTAAGCAAATGTTGGAGCAATATATTGATCTCTAGAAAATTCAGGAGACCTTTCGTTAAACAATAAGCCTAATAGTTCACTTGATGTAGATTCGGCATCTTTTGCAGTGAAAATGTTTTTTAAGTTATGAGTAATACCACCTTCATTATCCATAAACTCATAATATTTTTCCAGAAATGTTACCAGATTGGGATACTGCTCTTTAAAATGTTCAGGTACAACAGTGTCAACTTGAGATTCATTCAAGTTGACATTTAGTCTATTTAAATCTGAAAGAGTTCTAGTATCACTCATTTTAACTTATCACACCAACTGCTGAAACTGCTACGTTATTATCCTGAACACCAATAGAATTATAGTTACCTAAAGTAATCAAAGTGTTTCTCAAAGGTTTAAAAGAACTATCATCAGCAGGATTGACAGTAATTCTCAAGTAACTATTACCCGAAACAATAGAGTCAATCAAGAATCCAACTAAAATAACTTTTCCTGTTCCTGGTTGATACTCTCCAACATCAGAAATAACTATATTACCTTCTTTATCTACAACCTGAAGAGTTGTTGAATGTAAAGGTGAATTTCTAAGAGAGCAAGAAATGCCGTTGACAATAAATCTGTCACTAGAGATACTTGACACTTCCATCAAAGGGGACTCAATACTATTTAAAAAATTAATCTCATAGTTACTTCTAATAAAATTACCCGTATCTGGATTAGTTAAAGGTGTAAATCTAGCAGTCATTTTAATACTAATATTCGTACCCAAAATAGATGGATCAGCCACATCAATATCCGATGACAGTTTAGACTTTCTAATAGTATCATTAAACTTGCCACTAT